AACTCTATGTTAAGAACAACAGCAGTAGAAGTGGGTATGTGGATGGCTAATCTATCTGCCTTTGCTTTAGAAGAAGGATTATGTACTTCAACTATTGCTTGTTTCCCACACGGAGGAGAATCTCCACCAGAGAAATGGAAAGATTTACCTTGGGTTAAACATCCTGTTGTTCTATTAGGCAGTATTGGATATTCTGCTCAGCTTCGTAGAGAACATATGGGTAAAGAAGAAAGAGAAGACGACAAAAAACCTGAACCAGAAACAATAATAAAATGGATTTAAATGAAACAACAAAATAAAACAATAATATTATTAGTTGATTTTGAAGGTCATCCTGTTATGGCTGATGAACATACTAACAACCTTCGTTTTTCTGTTTTAGCTGGGTTACTTAATATGCCAGACCGTGACCATTATATTATATCTAATCATTTACCAGGAATTTCTAAAGATGATCCAAGTAAACATAAGAAAATGTGTGAAATAGAAAAAATGGTTAAGGCTGAAGGCAGACACGTTTGGAGAAATATTGATCCTGATAAACCATTACAAGTTGAAGACATTGTAGAAATGGTAAAGGAAGATGGTTATCGTATTAAGACTGTTGTTATAGGTGGCACAAATACAGCAGGTTGTGTTTTAAGAACAAAAGGATATTCTGCAATGAGGTGGGCTGAAAAAGGATTTGATGTACAGATTTATCTTCCTATGTGTGCTGATTATCAATTAGCAGGGCTGAATCAAGCAGAAAGAAATTTAAAAGCATTTACTATAATGTACACAGAAATTAAAGATAAAAATTTATTTGATCGTATAGACATTGTACGTAGAATAGATCAACTAAAATTAAGACACGCCTGGTAATGACTGTAAGAGTAAGAGATAGAAGCGATCCCACAATTGAAAGACTAGGTAAAGATAGAGCACGTTTAACACGAGGTGGACCTGGTGATAAATCAACACCTGGTAATATTGATACAAGCGGATGGTGGATGGACGTTTCTGAAACAACTAGACCTAAAACAGTATCTATATTAAAAGGTGCCCCACCAGAAGATAAAACACTTATACAACAAGCAAAAGATAAAGACATTTATTTTTGTACAATACCTTTTACACAAGCATATTCTGAAATGAATGGTAGGTGGCAGGCTTGTTGTTTCGCTCACGCTCCTAAATACGGACCAACAGTTGAAGATACATCTATAAGAGATTGGATGGAAAACAGCGAGTATATGGAATCTATTAGAAAGGAAATGACAACACCAAAATCAGATTTAAAAGCTGTTAAAAAGTGGTGTCAAAGATGTATATCAGATGAAGAAAGATATGGAAGGTCCAGAAGAACAAATTGTTTAAAAATACACACTAACAATCCTGGTTTTTGGGATGATATTCAAAAAAGTGTTGATATGTATAAAGCAACTGGTAAGTGGGAGTTTAATGAAAGAATTGTAGAAGTACAATTAAAAATATTTGGATCAGAATGTAATTTAGATTGCCATATGTGTCTTCACACTAACTCATCTATAAGACAAAGGGGTGCTGAAAAAGGTGTTTGGAGTAAAGAGATATGGGAACAAGAATTAAATTGGGAAGAAAACAAAGAAGAATTTAAATTGCATGGTAAAGATCGTACAAAAGGTGTAATTGAGCAAGTCATTGAATTAGCACCATACATAAGAAGTATTAAAATTATAGGTGGCGAGCCATTAATTATGAAACAACACTATAAGATGATGGATGAAATTGTAAAAACAGGACACGCTAAACATATATTTGTTAAGTATCAAACAAATATGACCAAAACACACGCAGGTAAACATAGTATATTTGATTATGTACCTCACTTTAAAGAAGTAGCAATGGTAGGTTCTGTAGATGGTGTAGGTAAAACTATAGAGTATATGAGAAGAAGAACAGATTGGAAAGAACTTGAAGATAATATAAGAGAGTGTGGTAAGTATCCAAATATAGCTGTTGACTTTAATGGACTAATATCATTTTTAAGTGTGATGAGATTTTATGAAGTTATTAATTATGTAAAAAAGCATGATGAAGTAGGTATGATTAATTGGGCACACGTTGAGAAACCTATACATTTAAGACCAAACAATTTACCTGAACCTATAAAGAAAAAATTAATACCAAAGTACAGCGGTTATCCAGATATTGTTCACGCTTTAAAAAGACCTATGGACAAAGGAGTTAATATACAAGATATATTTGTTTATCTATTAAAACAAGATGATTATTATAGAGGAACAAAATGGGAAATGCACCTCTTTGATGTGTTTCCTGAACTTAAAGAATACTATGATCCTAATTATAGAAAATACAAGCAGATAAAATAAGACTATATACTTAAATACACAATGGAGATATTATGACATTTGACGAACTACAATTGCTGGCCGACAAGGACCTAAAATTAAATGATACTGAATTAGATTTAGAATCATTAAAGACACCACAACTACATAACAAATATTCAAAATTTCACAATCAATATATTAATCTGTTAAAGAAAGCAGAGCAGGATAGAGATGTAATGATTAGAGAAAAGTGGGAGTACTATACAGGCAAAGCAGACCCAAGTGTATACCAAGAGAAACCTTTTAACTTAAAAGTATTAAGACAAGACGTTGACAAATACTTAAAATCTGATAGTGAATTAATCAAGTTAGAACAAAAGGTAACCTATATACAAAGTGTTGTTGACTATTTGGACAAGACAATTAGGTTAATTGCGAATCGTTCCTTTCAAATAAAGAACGCAATTGAGTGGCGTAAATTTACCTCTGGCGTTATCTAAAAATGCAAAACATTATAGTTGATAAGGTCAATGACGTATATATTAGAATTGACGCTGACGCAAGTATCCGTAGAGAACTTTCCGAGTACTTCTCATTTGAGGTGCCTGGGTATAAGTTTACACCCCAATTTCGTAATAGGGTTTGGGACGGAAAAATCAGATTATATTCGTATGCGACAGGTCAATTATATGTTGGATTGTACCCCTACTTAAAAGACTGGTGTAAGAAGAAAGATGTACATATAGTCGAATCTAGTGAAATATTGACGTTTAATGACGCCATAGCCGCCGATATAGACGGCTTAATCAAGTCTTATGATATCTCTATCACGCCGAGGGACTATCAAATAAATGCTTTTAAATACGCATTGGAATATGAAAGAGGTCTGATATTATCTCCTACTGCCTCTGGAAAATCATTAATCATCTATATGTTATGTAGGCACTATCTTAATATGATAGACAACAATATTCTTATTATTGTACCCACAACTTCACTAGTAGAACAATTATACAAAGATTTTAAAGACTATGGTTTCAATGTAGAAAAGAATGTCAGTAGAAACTATCACGGATATGATATAGAAGAAGATAAACGAATCGTTATCTCAACGTGGCAATCATTATATAAAATGCCCAAAGATTTTTTTGAGAACTATGGTGCTGTTATAGGTGATGAGGCACATTTATTCAAAGCAGTATCCCTTACAAAGATAATGACAAAACTAGTAGATTGTAAATATCGTATAGGTCTTACAGGTACGTTAGATGATAGTAAAACACACAAGTTAGTATTACAAGGATTGTTTGGTATGGTTAACAAAGTCGTATCAACTACAGAATTGATTGAGAGAAAACAACTTGCCGATTTAAAAATTATGTGTCTGAACTTAAAGTATCCAGAAGAAGAGGCCAAGAAAGTATATGGAGTTAAGTACTTTGAGGAGCTAGAATACCTCACTCAAAATAATGCTCGTAATAAATACATACGAAATCTAGCCACGGCACTTAATGGAAATACTTTATGTTTGTTCCAACTTGTTGAAAAACACGGTGAAATTTTATTTAATTTAATCAAAGAAAAAGCAGACCCTAAGCGAAAGGTGTTTTTCGTTTATGGTGGAACAGAAACAAATGATAGAGAAAAAATTAGAGCAATCACAGAAAAGTCTGACAACGCAATTATTATCGCTTCTTTCGGGACGTTCAGCACTGGTATCAATATTCGTAATTTACACAACATTGTTTTTAGTAGCCCTAGTAAGAGCCCTATAAGAATATTGCAAAGTATAGGAAGAGGATTAAGGTTAAAAGACAATAAGTCTAATGCTACGTTATATGATATATCAGATGATTTGACTTATAAAGATAAGAAAAACTTTACTTTAACACACTTCCAAGAGCGAGTTGAGTTGTATAATAGAGAAGGATTTAACTATGAGATACATAGCGTTTCCTTGGATAAAAAAGATAAATAGTTATATGATTAACCGTATTGATGACAAGACTGTTAAGATAATCAGACTGGTTTCTGGAGAGGAAATCTGTTGTAAATTCCCTTTACATAAAAACCAACTACCTGAAAACTCTAAACTATTAAGACTACAGGAACCTATGCTAATAAAATACGTTCCTCGTATAACTGAACACGGTATATCTGACTATATTGCTTTAGTTAAATGGGTTGGATTTACAGATGATAAAACTGTAACCATTCCCGTTGATAAAATCATAACTATATGCAATGCTACACCACAATTCACAAAAAGATATAGTGATCTTTCACACTCACTAAAACACGCAAAACAACAATTACCAGGATTTATACAAAGAGAGATGTCGGAAGAGGAGTTAAATGACGCCGCTTCCAATTATGATGAATTAGATAAAGACAACATAAAAGACGTTGCTGAGATTTTGAATATGCCATCAAAGAAAATACACTAGTTTTAAATCTAGTTAGCTAGGTGTTCTCGGTAACAACCCACAAGGGTATTATAACAACGGATTGAGAATATGTCAAGCGGCCATGAAAATTAGATTTTACAAGAGATTAGATGGTACAAGATGGTTGGGATTCTTACTGGCCATACTAGGCGCTTACGTACTTTCAGACGCAAATCCTTCAACTCAATGGGTCGGATGGGCGATTGCGAGTGTATCCTGTATGATATGGATACATATGGGTATTAAAGATAAAGACATACCTAGAACACTAATGGAATTGATGTATCTTTTACTTGCATTAAGAGCCATTTCAAACTGGTTATTTTAACCGTAAACCATTGACAAATGAACCAACTTATAGTATTATATAATAATGAATACAAAATTAAAAACAAAGAAAAAATCTGAACATTATGTAGATAACAAAAAGTTCCTACAGGCGATGATTGAGTATAAGGATAAGTGTAATAAAGCAGAAAAAAGAAACCGAAAATCTCCACCAGTTACAAACTATATTGGAGAATGTTTTTTGAAGATTGCGAATCACTTATCTTACAGGCCTAATTTTATTAATTATACTTTTAGAGATGATATGATTTCTGATGGTATAGAGAACTGTTTACAATATCTTAAAAACTTTAATCCAGACAAGTCAAATAATCCATTTGCTTATTTTACACAAATCATTTATTACGCTTTTATTAGAAGAATACAAAAGGAGAAAAAACAATCCAACATTAAGTATAAAATGATAGAACAAGCAGGTATAGATGAATTTGCTGTAATGCCTGGTGATACAAACAACGATTATAAGAATCAATTTTTAGAATTTTTAAGAAAGAACAAACCATCAACTGAAGAACAACCTAAAATGTCAGAAATAAAAGTTAAGAAAAGAAAAAAAAGAACCTATAAAAGTGTTTTAGACGTATAATGAAAATTGCATTATTGAACGATACACACTTTGGTGTCCGTAATGACAGCGAAGCGTTTAGAAATTATCAGCTTAAGTTTTATAATGAAATCTTTTTCCCATACTTAAAAGAACATAACATTAAAACTTTAGTACACCTAGGAGATGTTGTTGATAGAAGAAAGTTTATTAACTTTCAAACTGCTTCTATTTTTAGAAAGCAATTTTTTGATAGACTTTACGAAGAACAAATTGATACACACATTATAATAGGTAACCACGATACTTACTTTAAGAATACTAATGATGTTAATGCTATAGAAAATTTATATACAACCTTTGATAAAAGAAACGAACCATGGACCTATACTAAATCACAAGTAGTAGAGTTTGATGGAACACCTATTCTATTTGTACCTTGGATTTGTGATGACAATAGAGAACACTCCATGCAAATGTTAGATTCAGCACAGGCAGAAATAGTAATGGGTCATTTAGAGATTAAAGGTATTGAAATGCAAAACGGAGTTATCAATGAGTATGGTAATGAGAAGGCAGACTTTAGTAGATTCGAAAGAGTTATATCAGGCCACTTTCATAAACATACAGATGATGGTCAGATATATTATTGTGGTGCTCAATATGAAATGACTTGGTCAGACTATAAAGACCCTAAAGCGTTTCATATATTTGATACAGAAACAAGAGAAATAACAAAAGTAAGTAACCCTAATACAATTCATAAAAAGATAATATATGATGACAAAAAGAACAACTATGATATATTTGATATACAACCTTATAATAATCACTTCATCAAATTAATAGTGTTAAATAAGACAAATGACCTGGTATTTGACAAATTTGTAGAAAGATTGTATAATGATATAACGGTACACGATTTAAATATTGTAGAGGATTATTCTGATATTAAAGCTAGTGTACGTGAGGACATATTAGAAATGGGTGAAGATACAGTTACATTCCTAAATAATTATATTGATCAATTGGAAACAGATGTGAATAAAACAAAGTTAAAAGAATATTTGAAATCAATTTACATAGAAGCAAGTGATACTAAAGCGTGATATATTTTAAAAAATTAAGATGGCGTAATTTTCTATCTACTGGTAATCAGTTTATAGAGGTTGATTTAGCCAAGTCACCATCAACATTAATTATCGGTATGAATGGTGCAGGTAAGTCAACAATGTTGGACGCATTATGTTTTGCTTTATTTAATCGTGCCTTTAGAGATATAAAAAAGGAACAATTAGTTAATACAATTAATGATACTGATTGTCAAATAGAGTTAGAATTTGAAACACATAATAAGAGATACAAAATTGTAAGAGGAATTAAACCTAATATATTTGAGATATATTCTGATGGTATGTTATTAGACCAAATGGCTTCTAATGTAGATTATCAAAATATGTTAGAACAGAATATTTTAAAATGTAATTATCGTGCTTTCTGTCAGGTGGTCATCCTTGGATCAACATCATACGAACCTTTTATGCACTTACGTGCTAGATATAGACGAGAGGTTGTAGAAGAAATATTAGACATAAGAGTTTTTAGTCATATGGATTTATTGTTAAGACAGAAACAAGGTGAGTTAAATAAATCTGTTGTTGATGTTAAACACCGATATGATTTAATGCAAGAAAAATACGAATTACAAAACGATCACTTTGAACAAATACAGAATAGAGATAATACTGATATAGAAAATAGAAAAGAACAACTAAAAGAAAACGCACAAAACAATTATGACTATAATCAAAAATTACAATTGCTTAATGAAAAGATTATATCTACAAAAGCAGAGGTGTGGGGTGGCGACCAACACAATAAAAAAGCAAATGAATTATATAAACTTGAAGCTAAGATTGAAAACAATTTAGAAAGACATAAAAGTAGTTTAGACTTTTTTGAAAATAATGATAATTGTCCTACTTGTACACAACCTATTGATACAACATTTAAAGAGAACAAAGTAGCAGATGAGAAAAGAAAGATATGGGAACTAGAATCTGGATTAAAAAATTTAAGTAAAGAGGCAGAAAAAACAGAAGCGAAGATACAAGAAATGAATAAGATTGCTGAAAAGATATCTGAATTGAATATATCTGTTGCAAAAATAAACACTTCAATTTCAGAAATCAATAGACATTCCAATAGATTAGATTCAGAAATATCAAAACTAGAAAGTGATAAAGAAAATACAAATAAACCTTCTAAACCTTCTGGTGTGGAAACTCCTTCGGTTGGGGAGGTCAATACAAACACTTTAGCTTTAGGGGATAATACTGGAACATTGTCT